CTAGGCGGGGTATCCCGTGATTGTGGCGCTCTATCGGCGCCGATACGCTTTCTCCAAAGCCTCCATAACCTTGTGATGCTCGGGATGCCTCCGGTCCAGGTAGGCCGGATGTGCCTTCAGCCGGTCAATCTGCGCTCCGGGCTGCTCCGGACCACCGCCCCCGACGGCCTGGCCCTCGCGCACGCTTCGGCGCATTTCATCGAGCAGGAGCAGAGCCTGCGCATTGCGCCCCAACCCGCTGGCATTGAAACTGTCCAACAGTCCCCGCTCCATGGCAAACGTGGTCAGCAGTTGGAGCCGTTCTTCGGTCTTGTCGCCCCACTGCTGTTTGAGCGCTTCATACGAACTGGTCCGCTCTTGGGTAGCCTGTTCCGCGGCCGCCTGTGCCTGCGCAGCGACCTCTTCTGCGTACAGATTCATCACCGCCCCGAACTGTTCCGGCCTCAGCCCCGCCACGTGCAGCCGTTCGCGTGCAGCCTTCAGACGGGTTTCGTCCAGCGTCAGCCCCTCGGGGGCCGGAAACTCGTACTGGTCCGGGCTCTCCGGCCGGCCCAGGGCAGCGTAATACTCTGCCCACTCTTCGGCTGGTGCATTCGCGTCCGGCGCTTCCAGACCCTTTTGGCCGATTTTCTTCTGCGCATGCTGAAACCCGCGTACCGCCTCTTCGAGGCTCCCGTACCGCCTCAGCTTGTCGGTCACCAGATCCCCCGGCAACCCGCTGTACCACGGCTCGGCTCCGGCGGCACCGCCACCTTGCCCGGCGTCACCGGCTCCCGCACCAGCAGCTTGCCCGCCGCCACCCGCCGCCGCACCCAACAACGAACCGCCAGCCGGGCCACCGCCCGCCGCGTCACCGCCACCGTCGCCCGCCGTCCCTTGTAACTTATCCGCCATCCGCCTCATCCTTTTCTGTCGCCTGCTCGGCCCGGGCCATCGTCTCACGCAGCCAGATCCCCACCTCTTGACGCCCGAGCAAATACGCCGTATCGGTCGGATCGGCCCCGAGGGTGTACACCCTGCGACCGTCCCGGCAGTGCCCCAGTATCGCGGC